ACGGCGTGACAGGAAAAACGATGGGGAGTTTGGTTGGTGGCGCATTTTCAAAAGTGCCAAACTTCCAGCGGCCTGATGATTTGGAATACTTAGAAAGAAATGCAAACGGGCAAGGCGTGGGAGTTCATCAACTTGCTCAAGCTGCATTACGTCATATTTTAAAAACATATCGCTGTGCTTTGTATGTTGACTATCCAACTGTTTCACCGTCTAAAACAAGAGCCGAGGATGCAGCTAAACAAGCATTTCCAATGATTCATGTGTTGCCAGCAAAGTCTGTAATCAATTGGGATACAGTTATTGTGGGCAATCAACAGAAGCTTTCGCTTGTTGTGATTCATGAAACTGTTTCGAATCGAGATCAGGGCGGTTTTAAGTTCGAAACTACAGATCAGTATCGAGTGCTTCGGTTGGAGGATATGGATGGCAGTCATGTATTCACCATCCAGATTTACACACAAAATTCTGACGGCAGCATAACAGAGGGCCGAAAGACAATCCCAACTGACTACAACGGCAAGCAATGGAGCTATATTCCTTTCACCTTTGTTGGTGCGATTGATAATACAGCCTCAATTGAAAGCGCTCCTTTGCTTGAATTGGCTGACTTAAACCTTGCACATTATATTGACAGTGCAGATTTTCAAGAATCTGTTTATTTTGTTGGACAGCCTCAGTTCTACATGGAAAATGTCGATCAGCAAATGTATGAAATCATCAAAAAAGATGGTCTGTACATTGGTTGTAAGAATGCGTTTCCTGTAAAGCTAGGTTTTGCTCAAGCCAATCCGAATACGCTTTCACAGACTGCAATGGACAAGAAATGGGAGCAGATGAAAGAGTTAGGTGCTCGTTTGGTTCAGGCAGGGTCAGCAAATAAGACGGCTACAGAAGCGAAAAGTGATGAAGCAGTGCAACACTCAGTCTTATCGCTTTGTGTTGTGAATATTAGTACAGCATTAACACAAGCATTGCGCTGGTGTGCCAAGTTTGCAATAGCTAATGTTGATGCAATAGATTCATTGTCTTATGAAATTTCACGAGAATTTAGCGACTCATCATTTGATTCAAATCTTGCCGCACAAATTTGGGCGGCTGCCGTAGCCGGGAAAATTAGCTATGCAACTTACTGGGATTATTTAGTAACTGGTGAGTTGCCGAAGCACGGTTATGATATTGAATTAAGTCGTGTTGAGAATCATAACCCGATGGATGTGCCGCTATAAGTTGGGGTGAAATATGATTTTCGGTGAAGAGATCATAGAAGATAAGTTTTCTAAAATGCTAGCTCAACATAGCGCCTATTTGTATCGTGCAAGCAGTCACGCTAGCGTTGAGATGCAAAAGGTATTTAGCGCTGAGGTGCGCTCAATGCTAGGCTTTATGCAAAGTGCATTGCAGGGATTGAGTGACGCTGAACTAAGTGCATTGGCAAGCGGAAAATATACAACCGATAAACTGAAAGGCGTTAAGCAATTTGTGGACGGTTGGCAAAAGTCGATGGCTGCAAAGTTGCCCAGTGAGATCAAGAGGCAGGCGATTGATTTGGCGGAGTATGAAAGTGACTTTATTGCACGTGCGCTAGGTAAAGCGACTACCACATCTAAACACTCGAAACTAACTGGGGCCGAGTTGTGGGATGCGGCGAGGTCGGAGCCATTAACAGGCGGTTATTTGGTTGATGATATGGTCGCTAAAATATCGACTGGGGCAAAAGATACGCTGATGAATACCTTGCGACACGGCATTACAAGTGGAATGTCTGACAGTGAGATTATCAAAGCAATACAGGGCACAAAGGCGTTAAATTATACTGATAGCGCATTACAGGCACAGAAAACCAATTTAATGACAGTCGTGCGGACAGTTCGTACTCATGTAAGCAATCAAACTTATCTTCAAAATTATCGAGATGCAGGCGTTAAGCAAATCGCATTTGTAGCAGTGCTAGATAGTAGAACAAGTATTGTCTGTGCAAGTCATGACGGCGAAGTTCACAATATTGATGAACCGTTTTTAATCCCACCGATGCATCACAATTGCCGTAGCCTGCTAAAGCCCGTATTTGGCGGAAAGCAGCTTGGTATGCGTAAGGCTGATAATGGTAACGGGCAAAAGAGAGTTGGCGCAAATACTAATTTCTCAACATGGTTTGCTCGACAGTCAGAGGATTTTCAACGTGAGTGGTTAGGAGCATCACGTTATGAGTTGTACAAGAACGGCGGTTATACGTTGGATAGATTTGTTGATCCATTAAATCGAACTTATAGCTTGCAGCAACTCAGAGTTCTGGATGACAAGGTATTTAGGGACCTTGAATTATAGATTTCAAGAAATAAGAGCAGCCAAAAGTCTGCTTTTTTATTACCTGCTGAAAGCGGAAGCCGACAGCGAAACGAGTGGAAACTCATCATTTAGAAAAGGTTGGATAACCAATGAAACTTAAAACGACAGAAGTAAACGGTAAGAGCTATGCAGAAGTAGATGCTAATGGTTTGCCAGTTTATGTACACGATGACGGTAAAGAAGTCGGCTTTGATGCTGCTCAGGCAGTAGGAAAGATCAGTTCTTTAAATGCGGAAGCTAAAACGCATCGTGAAGCAAAAGAGGCGGCAGAAAAGTCTTTAAAAGCATTTGAGGGTTTAGATGCTGACAAAGCTAAACAAGCACTGCAAACCATTCAAAATCTTGATGCGAAAAAACTTGTGGATGCAGGCGACATCGAGAAAGTCAAAGCAGAGCTTACTGATGCACTGAAAAAATCATACGAGCCACAGATTCAACAACTTACTCAAGAACGTGATTCAGTTCAGTCGCAATTGCATAAGGAGTTGATCGGTGGCGGTTTTGCTCGTTCAAAGTTCATTCAAGAAAAAATTGCAGTACCTGCTGACATGATTCAGGCGACCTTTGGCAACAACTTTAAAATCGAAGATGGAAAGGTTGTCGCTTATGGCGTTGATGGTCAAAAAATATATTCACGCACTAAACACGGTGAAGTTGCTGATTTTGACGAGGCTTTAGAAACACTGGTTGGTGGATACCAACATAAAGACTCGATTCTAAAAGGCAACCAAAGCACTGGCGGCGGATATGGTGGCCAAGGCGGTGGGGGAAATAACAACAATGTCGGCAACATGGGCGGATCTATTCAAGAGCGCCAAGCCGCTATTGCAGCCAAATTTAATTTAGATAAGTAACTGGAGATATTATGTCTTTAACTCAAATGCAGGTTTTTAATGAGTACATCATGCCTGCTACCATCGAAACACTGAGCCAAATGGTGCAAAAGTTTAATGCTGCTTCGGGCGGTGCTATTCGTTTGACTACTGATGGCTTCACAGGCGACTTCTTGCAAGAGTCATTCTTTGCATCATTAGATTCTGCTCAACGCCGAGTAGACCGCTATGCTACAAATGGCGCTGCTACAGTGACTGATCTTTCTGAGATTAAACGCTCAAGCGTTAAGGTCGCAGGCGGTATTGGTCCTGTTCGTTATGAACCATCTCAAATGACTTGGTTGCAACGTCCAACGGCGCAAGGCATCGAAGTTGCATCACGTACCTTTGCAACCCTAATGCTGAAAGATCAGCTTAATACTGCAATTGCTGCACTTGTAGCTGCTATTTCAAACCAGCCATCGGCGACTAATGATGTTTCAGCAACTGCTGGACTTTCGTATAGCGCAATGAACGGCGCACATGCGAAGTTTGGCGACCATTCAGGCAACATCATTACTAATGTAATGAATGGCACGGCTTACCACAAACTGCTTGAAAAGAACCTGAACAATGCTCAGCAACTGTTCCAGTCTGGCAATGTTCGTATCATTGATATTCTTGGCAAGTTGGTAGTTGTTACTGATGCCCCTGCACTATATGCGGCAGGAACACCAAACAAGCTGAAAGTTTTATCTTTGACAGATGCGGCTGCTATTGTTTCAGATGGTGGTGATGTTATCTCGAACATTGAGACCACAAACGGTAAAGATCGAATCGAGACCACATTGCAGGTTGATTATTCATTTGGTATTGGCCTTAAAGGTTATACATGGGATGAAGCCAACGGCGGTAAGTCACCAACAGATGCTGATTTGGCAACAGGAACCAACTGGGATAAGACAGCAACAAGCATTAAGAACACTGCTGGTGTTATTACTATTGTTGATGCGGCACAGTAATAAATAGGCAGCCTACGGGCTGCTTTATTTTTGGAGTATAAAATGAGTAAAGAGCAAAAGGTAATTTACGAACCGCACCCAGTAAGCCCTGAACGCAAAGCTGAATTGCGAGGGCAAGGCTATAAGATTCTTGACGCTGTGTTTAAGCCAGAAGAAACGCCCACAAGGCGAACCAAAGCTTCTGAGCAGTCTGTAAATAGCGAACCTAAATAGGTGGTGTATGTATGCAACCCGTGAGGATTTAATTGATCGGTTTGGTCAGCGTGAAGTCGCAGAGCTTGAATCTAATCTTGTTCATGGCGTTGTGGCAAACACACCAGCGCAACTGCAAGAGTTGGCGCAGATGCGGCTAAAAATGGTGAATCAATCGTTAATTGACGCGAGTGATCTTGCAGATGGCTATATCTATGCAAGATTGCAATATCCTAATCCGTTGCCATCGGCGCCTGAGTCTCTAAAACATCATGTCTGCAACATTGCCCGCTATTTGTTGGCTAAGGACAAGGCTAAGGATGAGATCAAAGAGCGATACAAGGAAGCGCTATCCTGGTTAAAAGATGTTGGCAAGGGCACGTTTATTTTGCCGTTTGACATAGATGAAGCCCAAGATATTGTTGCGCCAGTATCTTCATTCAGACTCACAAGGAATTAACGATGAGTAAGCCATTTGAAGCTGATGTGATTGACAATTTTAGCCCTGCATTGCGTTTATTAAATGATCGTGTGAAAAAGATTGCTGGGCAGATCAAGGTTGGTGTTAAAAATGATCAACATGCAAACAGTAATTTGACGGTTGCACAAATTGGTCAGATTCACGAAAACGGCGCGCCAAAACGCAATATTCCTGCTCGTCCATTTCTAAATCCAGCAGTGCGTAATAATGCAACGAAATACATCCGTTTTATCGCAAGACAGACGCCGCTACTGCTATTAGGGCGCACCAACAGTGGCGAGATTATGGATGATATTGGCGCAATGGCGGTTCAAGATGTCCAGCAATATATAGAAAATGGCAATTTCGCTCCATTGAAGCCAGCAACTATAAAACGCAAAGGGCATAGCAAACCTTTAATTGATACAGGGCAGCTAAAGCGGTCAATTGTAGCAAATCGTGAGGGCGGCCGTGATGATGCGCTTTCTTGGCGAGGTATGTAATGACTGATCAATATTTTGCAGTAGGCGATGCAATTGTAGGTCAGATTAGATCAAATTTTTCTGATGACGAGTTGATTGCGATTTACACACCTTTCGATATTGATGATGTTGCCCAGGTCGTTAATGCATCCCCGTCAGTTTGTGTAATTTATTTGGGTGATAGAGCCGCAGATGATACAGGTCGCGGCAAAGTTGTGTCGGCTTATCAACAATGGCTTGTTGTGCTTGCTATTCACGATGCCTCTGCCCAACTTGAATATACGGACTCTATACGCAAGAAAGCGTCCCCATTGCTGGTGAAATTATTGCAGTTATTGCAAGGATTTAATCCAGAATTGAGCGGGTTCCGTGAATTACATCGAGTTACAGCAACGGTGCGAGGAGGGAGTTCAGCAGGGTTTGCATATTTCCCCTTGATGTTTGAAATTCAAATGTTTACATGAGGTATTTATGGCAAAGCAATACAAGGCTTTAAAGCCA